TTATAGAGTATGTGACATCATCAGTAAGTGGTTTCGAGGTTAGTGGAACAACGATTAAGAACTTTGATGGAAAAAGTAGGTCTTGCACATTACGTAAGCCTGAAGATATACTACCTCAGATATTAAATAAAACTGAAAGACAGATTGATAATATTTGGGATGGTTTAACAACTAAGATAACAAAACCAACAGGACGCATTAATGCTGACTGTATTTTAATGAGGACATTTTAATGTCGGATAGTATAGAAGAAAAAATAGTTACAAAGAAAAGGTTTTCTATGGCAGTAGAAACCCTAGTATCTAAAAATAAAGGATCTAATTATATAGATGCTTGTGTTTCGGTTTTAGAAGAAAAGGGATTAGACTATTCTGCTATGAAAAGACTTTTAACTGATTCTTTAAAACAAAAAATAGAGGAAGAAGCTCTAAGTTTAAATTTAATTCGGGGAAAGAAAGGCGGTAAGTTACCTTTATGAGGGAATACGATTCTTATACAATATATAATGCACTAAAGCTTCACTTTGAAACTGATTCTTATGATGCAATAAAGTATAACTATAAAACTAATATCTCTCCACAATCCTTTTATAAAAGAAAAGATAAGTATTTCTTTGCTAAGATTGCAAAGAACTATGAGAAAGATGTTATAGGTTATTATGTCTCTAACTTTAAAGAAGGTGTTTCCTATGTAGGAGATATGATCAATGAAGATGGAGAATCAAATTATCGAAGGCACCAAAGAGTTTTACAATCTTTAACAAAAACATTTAAAGATGATCTATCTAAACTCGATGGTAACTTCGATAAATATCTTATATCCGAGGATAATCAGCATCCGGAGATTATAAGAATGTGGATGCAGGGTGATATACATTTAGAAACTGTAGTCATTCTAAATTCATTATGTGGGTTTATACAAAAGGAGGATTCCAAAATATCAGATACAATTATTTGGCCTGATATAAAAAGAAAGATTCTTAAGTATACACCTTTCGTAAGCTTTGACCATGATAAGCTGAAAAAAATTATTATGGAAAGGTTTACAAACATATGATTATATGGTATAATATATGTTAAATTTTATTATGTATAAAGTGGATAATTCAGTCAAATACAACGGAGAAAAAAATGTCATTTGAAAATCTAAAGAGCATGCGAGGCTCATCTATCGATAAACTCGTAAAGGCTGCAGAAGCAGTTTCCACGTCTAAACCAGAATCTAAAGACTCATATGAGGATACACGTTTCTGGAAACCTACCAGAGATAAAGCAGGAAATGGTTACGCTGTGATTCGTTTCTTACCTACAAGAGAAGGTGAAGATCTTCCATGGGTAAGGTATTGGGATCATGGGTTCAAAGGTCCAACTGGTCTATGGTACATAGAAAACTCTTTAACCTCTATTGGACAACAAGATCCAGTATCAGAGCATAACAGTGTTCTCTGGAATTCAGGTAGAGACGAGGATAAAGCTATTGCAAGGGAAAGAAAAAGAAGACTTCATTACATTAGTAATGTGTTAGTTATTTCTGACCCAGACAATCCACAAAATGAAGGAAAGGTATTCCTATACCAATATGGTAAAAAAATCTTCGATAAAATTATGGAAGCAATGCAACCAGTATTCGATGATGAACAACCATTAAATCCTTTTGACTTCTGGGAAGGTGCTGACTTTAAAATCAAAATCAGAAAAGTAGAAGGCTGGGTAAACTATGACAAATCAGAGTTTAGCTCACCATCAGCTCTATATGATGGAGATGAAGGAAGACTCCAAGAACTATATGGTAATCTATATGGTTTGAAAGAATTCATCGAACCAGGTAATTATAAAACCTATGACGAACTTAAAACTAAATTAAATAGAGTCTTAGGTGTTTCTGCGGGAAATTATGTTGAATCCGAACCATCAGCTGTTATGGAAGCCCCAGAAATTCAATCAACAAATATGGATAGTGTAGGAGATTCAGTTGAATCAGCTGAAGAAGATGATACTTTGTCCTATTTTGCTAAATTAGCCAAAGAAAGCTAATCGGATTATCTTCCACCCAAGTCACCCAATGCGTAAGCTGCGGGTGACATTACTGGGTAATTAATTACTGTTGAAACTGAACTTCTATTATCTGACTTAGTGCTTACTGCATTAACTTGGGAAGGAATAGGTTTATCTCTCTTACTATCTAACTCTAATTCCATTTTTTGACTTTCTAAACTTTCTATATTATCTGCAGTAGTTGGTGGTATTACCTGTACTGTTTTTTCTAGAGTTTCCTTTTCTTTTTCTGCTGCATCTAATTTAGCTTGTTCTTCATTCTTAAGTCTAATTTCTTCTGCAGCTCTAGCACCACGATTTTGATCCAATCCTTCAGAAATCGAATCAAACATTGAGGTATCAACATCATCGCCGAATAACCATTTTGCTGCCTTCTTTCCTAAGAAGCCAATAATCTTCCTTGGTATAAGTGTTAATGCATTGACCAACATTGATAAGAAATCAACTAAATACAGTGCAGCAACTTTAAGCGTATCCATTATACCTGCGCCTGGTCCTAACGAGTCTTGTAATTTTTTGAATCCAAGATATAATCCACCTATAAGAGCTACAATTAATAATGCTGGGGCTAGGACTACACCTAAACTACCTACTGCAAATCCCATCGCTGTTCCTATTGAGGTAAGACCAGCTACCATTGATGGAATAAATGTACCTATCATAAACAATCTGAATACTTTAGCTGCTCTTACTAATGTGTTTAGGGTTTTAAATACTCCACCTATAGTAGATATAATCTTAGGTAAGAAAAATAAAGCAATAACCCCTACTAGGGCTCCCAGAGCTCCAAACTTACCATCCATAGTTTCTAAAGCACCACTAAGATCTCCTTGAAGTACTTGGGTTATAGCTTGGAATGTAGATGTAACCGTATCCATTACTCCTACGATAATTTCTCTGAATTTTTCTGGGTCTGTAAACATTAGGAATAAACCTGCTATACCTGCAAGGAATCCACCTTTGGCTGCAAGTCCCATACTATCCATTTTTTCACCCAATCCTTCTAGTTTATCTCCCATTGAGAATAATGCAGTTGATTGTAGTTCTGCTGCTTTAGCTGCTTCTCTTCTTTCTTCTTCTGTTTGTGCTGCTTCTTTTATAGTTTCTATTTGTCGTCTTGCAATATCTGCAGCTTGATCATCTCCCCTTTCTAGAGCATCTTTTAAATTCATAGAAGCCTCTTCATATCCCGATCTTAATTGAAGAGTTGTTTCATCAGCATTTCTATCCATAAATCCTTCCAATTTGTTTATGGATTTTTCTATATCGAAAAGATCTGCGTTAGCTTTCTGTATTTCTTTCTGTTCTTTTAATTCGTCATTTAATAATTTTAATCCTGTTAAGGTTTCATCATTATTAGCCATTGATTCCAAAAGATTACTATTTTTCTTTAATGCATTATCACTTTGGTCTAAAAGGCTTTGAGATATTTTGACTGCCTCTGCTACTTGTTCAGAGGTCATATTCTCTTTTTCTAAAAGATTTTGTACGGTGTCAAGTTTACTTTGCAAAATGTTAGCTTTAGCATCGTCTCCAGCAGCTCTTAGCTCTTGTATTTTAACATTTGCTTCAGAAGCTTTTAAAATAGCAGAGGATTTTTCCTCAGCTGTTTCAAGACTCTTACCAGATTTCTCTAAAAAAGTTTTTATTTTCTCTTGATCAGAGGATAATTTTTTAGATTCTTTTTGCTGATCTAATTCAAACTTTGAAATCTTTTTATCTGACACCTATATCTCCTAATTATTTTCCAAACGCTTTACCAGCTTCTGATATACCAAATGCACCTAATGTAACCACTACAAATGATGTATAAATTGTATCAGAAATAAGTAAGTCTTGACCCATAAATGCTGTAACTAAATCGCATATACCAAATACAGTCATAAGACCAAAAGAAATAAATCCTATTATAGATTTCTCATTTATATCATTATCATCTAAGAATAAATCCATAAATTTTCTTTTTGGTGGAGCCAATTGGGATTTAACCTTTCTTGCCTCTTCCTGCATTTCAACAATTGTATCTTCAGCTTTATCGAGCTTATCGATAAGAGCCATATACTTATCTAAATCGATTTCGACTTCGTTACGGCTACTGTCTTGTCCTTCTGCCATTATTTTCTCCTATTAAATTCTTTCATTCTTTCATTTTCTTTTTCAATATGATCCTGAAGTAAGGATACATATATTTCCCTCTCCCACGGCATCATATTATCTAATTCTGTCAAGCTATACCCATGATGCTGCATCATCGCGAAATTCACCCTATAATGATTTATAAGGGATTCGTGTGAGAGGCCTACGTAAAAAAACTTTCAATACCTTTTAATTCTATTGAATTTTCTTTTTCACATTTAGAGCATTTCCAATTCAGATCATGCTGAACTTGTGGAACTCCTTGGAAGAATTCTGTTATCTTTTGAAACTGTTCTGATGTTAAGCTATCTAGGAAATCCCTAATATCTTCTGGGGTTTCATTTTTACAATCATAGACGTTATCTGCATCATATATTGATTCAATACAGCCTACAATCATATCAAAAGCTCCATCAACACTGTTTAATTTCTCCTGATCGTATTTTTCTACTAATTCGATTGCAGGATACTTTATAACACATCCAACTTCTTCTGTTATTTGTATAACATTATTCTTCACTTCTCCTTTAACTTCAATCTCTTCCAGATTTATTTCTACTTGGGTTTGAGCTTCGCATTCGTTATCTTGACACTTCAGCTTCAGCTCAACCTTTTCTCCAACTGATTTAGATCTCAGTTTTAGGAAAATCCATTCTATATCAAAGGTTGTTATCTTTCCTACATCTATTCCTTCAATACATGCAGAAATAACATCCTTCATAGCCCTAATGATTTGCTTTTGGTCTTTCGACTCCATTGCAATCATTAAAATCTTTTCTTCTTTGACCGTGTAAGGTCTATAATCTATATTTTCTCCCGTAGATGGCAGTATAGTACTGTATCTAGGGGAATTCACCATTGGCAATGCCATATTTTTCTCCTATATTAATTAACCAAATATATCTAGAGCTGCAGATACACCAGATAGTGCTGATTCTACTGCACCTTCTGGTTTAAACTTATCATAAGCCCATGTTACTTCCATCTTCACAACATCTCCTTGTGCCTCCTGATTTAGGGTAATTGCATTAACAGATGTTGGGAAAGCCTTTAGAAGCTTCACTCCATATATCGGAATATTTTGCTGATTTAAATGTTGTATTATAACATCTACAGCATAATTTTCCTTTAATCCTATTCTATGAGTATTCACATTATATATTCCGGACATCCAATTGTCCATCATTTTTCTCATGTGATAATCATTTGTTAATAGAAAACTCATTGTGACTTCCGAATCTATCACAGTGTAAGGAAATTTGTTTGATTGTTGGAAATCCATGTGATCAAATGTAGAAATATTTCTTCCTGGAATATTTACTTCTTGACATAAAATGGATATATCTCTTGGATCGTTTATTAAATTTGATGCACTAAATCCACCTGATAGTAAAGATCCTACTATTGATTGTACATCTAAATTAATTAAAGAAAGATCAGGAGGAGTAAATATAACATTAAACCTATTAGATGGAGCTATACCACCTTTCTTTTTAATTGTAGATTTTAAATTGTCTATACTACTCATTGTTATTTCCTTGCAATCTTAAGACTTTCGTTCCATATCGATGTTTTACCTTTCTTAACAAATTGTTCTACTGGTAAGAATATAGCTATCTCCCAATCTGTCATTGGCACCCGAGACAATGGAGATTTGATATGTGATGTTAAGTAATGTTTGAAACATGGTTTAAATTCTTTATATTTTCTAGTACCTGCTAATAGTTGGTATCTCAATCTTTTAATTCGAGATGTTTGTGTTGCCTTTCCTGATTCTAAAGACATAAGTTCGTCTAAAAATCTAGCTCTAACATTATAATTTAAATAATGTAAATTTAATCCGTAGAATCCACCCTTAGCAGGTTCCACCATTATTGAGAGTGGAAATCTATCGTAATATGGCAATTCTTTTTTCATTTTGGGATCGTAAACATACATGTACATATTCCCAACTAATTCCCTATTTGTTCTTTTTAAAGCAGGATCTTTGAGTAGTGTTCCTCTTCCTGGTACACTGAGAGTCTTAATCTGATCCTGGAACCATTCCCTAGATTGTTTAGTTCTAGATTTTATTCCAGCACGTTGTGCTCCAGCTTGTAGTGTATCAAATAGTGATGCCATATACTTTATTTATATGATTAGGTGATTACTTTGATGCCGAGATTCTTTAAAGTTTCTTCTGTCCAAACCTGAAACTTCCATCCATTATGTTCCGCAAACTTACTCGCAGCTTCCCATTTATCATTGTTT